GGCGATTATATCATTCGTGGCGTAAATGGCGAAATCTACCCATGCAAGCCTGATATTTTCGAGAAAACATACGAAGCGGTTGAGCGATAACAGTCTAACATCGCTTCTGCACTCGTATCGTCCCAGTAGAATAGGCAAGAAAAACAGATAACAGGGTTTGGACGATAAAGTTACCGTCTGAACCTCATAAATATTTTTCGCTACACAAAATACAGGAGGAAAAGACTATGGTTCCAAACATGGCTGGCGTTCATGCTATCATCATTGCCAATGCACACAGGCGGCATGAAAAAGAACGCAAGGAGTGTGAAGCAAGAGAAGCTAAATATCGCAAGGCAAAAGAGCAGGGAGAAATCTGTTACAAAACGTCTCCATGCGAGTGGTGTATGTATTGCTACGACTGCTCAAAAACAAAAGCTAATCAGAAATAACGCAAAGGAGAAAACAACTATGGCGCTTACCAACATCGAACGCGAAACCATCATCACCTTCAACGCAGCAGAGGACACCGCAGAAATTTACACGGCAGACCCAGTTTATATCCGCAAGCTGGACAAGCTCTGCGAACAGTTCCCTGACACGTACAAGTTCATGAAGGAGCTGTCTGCCAAGCGGTGCAAGGAATCCAAGGCCTATTCGATGCCGAAACGTCTTGTGAAATTCCGTTCGCCTATCACTCGTGAAATCAGCGAAGAGCAGCGTGCAGCACTGGCAGAACGACTGCGTAAGGCAAGAGAGAGCAAGAATATCTAATCTCAGCTCGTACGGCTACAGAACTACTGTATCAGAAAGCACGGAATGGCATCAGGTGGTAAAACTACTCTCTGCGACTATTCCGTGCTTTTTTCGTCTGTTATTTATCGAGAGAAAACGGCAAGGTTGGATTTTGGGTAGGAATCGTCTAAATCGGGTGGTGTTTGAGACGAAAGCATGATGTGTGAGACGAAATGGCTACGACTGTCGAACATACCAAGTGATACGAATCGCACCAGTTGATACGAATGGTATGCGTTGGTATCGTGGTATGCCAATCTTCCTCTCTTCCTTCCTTCTTCTTCCCCCCTACAACCCCCTATTATTATCTATCTATCTCTCTAACTCCCCCCTCAAACAATTTATTTGTTTGAGGCCCCCACGACCAGCGAACACTACCAGCGGCATATCACGCAAGGCTTTTTTTGCTGAATATTGGCAGACCGTCTAGCAGACCTATACGTTACGTCACCCTCTATCGTCCGGCGCACCGCGCCGACCGGGTGACCTCCAACGGTAGCAGCATCTGTCCTGTAAGGGACAGTATCATCTGGCCTGCAAAGGATAGCGACATCTAATCCGTCAACGGCTACGACTATTCCACATGGAGAATTGATTTCATTTTGTAGTCGGTTGAATATGTAGAAATGTTGCATAGCTGTATTGAGAGCTGATTACAGATTGAAAGCGACTGACCAGCAGAAGCAGTCCGTTTTATTGGTTAAAAATATTGAGGTGTTTAGCTTGCTACTATTCCTAGTAAAATACTATGGATTAAATAAAATATCATAGTGCTTTACTGGGAATTAAATCGAGCGGGAACAGACCGAATCGGATGATACGACTATTTCAGTGGAATAATCCCTAGATAGTTACTAGGATATGAGGGTGTATATTATAATAAGTACGGTTGGCATACGAATTTGGTATGGCTAGAGAATGAATAAATTGGTGAATATATGCAATGTATTATGAATTTTATGCGGTCTGATGGCTTAGCGACTATCGCACCTCTCTTCCTCTAAAAGGCAAACGACTATTTCACACAAAAAATACACGACTATTTGACGATGATTCGCAAGAAAATATAACGACTATTACTCTGCGACTATCAGCGGGCAGTTCGTTACTATACGATATATAGGACTTTCAAACGGCGGTCATCTGACGACTTTACGACTATTCTACGACTATTTTTTATACGACTATTATGTATATATACATATAATTATGGATATTATGCAACGACTATCCGCCGGGAAGGGCTACGACTATTTCACGACTATTGGCTACGACTATTCCAGCCGGAACGCTACGACTATTGCTCGCCCTTATTGGCTATCGGGCGAAAGCCCGAAAAGAGATGCGGCGGAAGCCGCCAATGGTTCCGCGCCGCCTGCCGCTCCCCTTGCTGCTGGACCGCCTCGCCGTGTGGAGGGTGCCAAACCGCCCGTCCTGACCGCTGACCCGGTGCCAGAGTGCAAGCCGCCGGGCGTGGGAAGTATTGAGACGCCGACGGGCTGATCCTGTGCAGGTGGAGACGTTGACCCCTCAGCAGGTGCGCCGGGTCTGTATTGCTGACACACTGTCAGCACTTGCCAGTGATGCGCACACGGTAGGAGCTGACCCGCCGCCGCTGGCATGGTCTGCGATATGCTGCGTCGTCTGGCATGGATCCATAACAGGGCGCTCCCCTGCACCCTCTTATATACCTTATTATAATAGGCGGCCTGTGCTGACCTGTGCAGCGTCCCGGCGTGGCGGTGGTATCTGGTATCGGTGGAGCGCATCCGGGCGCTGGTAGGCGCTCCAGCGTGTCGCAGGTGGCATTATAGCCGCCTGCGTCGGGCTGTTATCGTGGGTAGCTGAACGGGTATAATCGCAGGAAAAGCCCCTGTAAAGCCATGTGCGCTGTTTTGCGTCGTGGGTGGTATAATTGCATTTACACGGCAAAACACGTTGTAAACGCTTGTATGGGGCTGTATTGCATCCGGGCAAAATAAAAGCCCTGCACCGTGTCAGGATGCAAGGCAAAAGAAAAGCCCCGCCACGTGGGCGGGGTGGAATGCTTCTTATTTTGATGCTTTGAAAAGTGCGCTGAAAAACCAGAAGAAAAACAGGATACAGGAAAATATCATTTGTCGCACCCCCTTAGTAGACCATACGACCCAAACGGGCGGAGTATAGCGGAGTAATTTGCAGATTAGACGGAAGCGGCTGCACCCAGTCCCAAACGCCGCCCGTTAGCGGCTGGCGTACAATCCAGATAGGCATAGCTGCTAGCGGGTTATACTCGATTGTATAACGGTATTTGCGGCCGTTGGTGCTGTCCTTGCCTTTGTGATAGTCCGCAAAAATGCGCCTGATAAGATTGATACTCATATTATAACCCCCTTATACCACGCTAAAACGTTTGTAGGTGGTGCGCTTGCTGCACTCCGCATACACATCAGGGTGTAGCGTCTTGAGTAGCTTGCTATCCAACCGGACGCTCTGAACGTCCTTGTACATCACCTTGCAAGCCCCTGCCATAACCTCCGGCGCGCCTTGCATCATGGTGATAATTTCGTCCCGTAGGCTGTCCCGCATTTGCTCCGCTTGCTCTGCCAGCCGCTTATATTCACGGTATTCGTTGCACTTGCGCTCTAAGTCGGTCATTTTTTAGCCCTCCCTTAGCTATTAAGAAATGCAATCATAACAAGTGCGCCGGAGATCATGCCGCCCACGTACCAGAGGGCGTAAATTTGAGAAGCATCAAGCATTATACTCTACCTCCTCTTTATAGTAGCTTTCAAGGTTGACCGCCACAGTATAGCGGCATTGGACGTTAAACAGGCGGTTCCACTGGCTGTCGCTGCCAAATTCTTTGTTGTACAGCTTTGCTCCCTCAGTAGCTACGTTATACCAGAGGCTAACGGCCTTGTCTGCGTCATAGGTTCCGCGCTGGTACTTTTTGCGCAGGCTGTTAATAATGGGAGTTATCATTTGGCGATACAGGCCGCCGTTGTTGGTGGTGTACAGCTCAAGCTCTCTGCTTTCGTCTGTCTCGTGGTAGGTCATACTAGAGGTTCTTTTCATGGTTTTTGTCCTCCTGTTTTGTGGTGGTGTGTGTCACACTTGTGTGACTCATCTTGTGACATTATAATATCACACTTGTGTGACTTTGTAAAGGGTAAAACCGTTGCACGGGCAACAAAACGTCACAAAAATGTGACTTGACGCAAGGCGGCTTGTGCGTGTCCGTATCTGCTCAGTTTCGGACGCGCTGTGCAGACGCTCCAGCCCCGCCGCCGTCCTGATCTACTTGGCGCGGCCTGTCTGGTATCGGGTGCAGATCGGTGCAGCGTGTCCAGCGGTCGGGCGTGTGTGCCGGTGCGCGGTCTGCCCTGGTACTTGCCCCGCCCTGGTTCTGGTACGGCCTGCGCTGCTGTCTGCCGTGTGCAGTCCGTCCGGGTGCGCTGGAGTGTGCAGGGGTGCACCGGCGGGGTATACAGCCACTGCCCAGCCCCGCCCGGTCAGTCTCCCAACCACCGAAAAAATAAAAAAGACCCACCCCATCCTCACAAAACGAAACGTCTGTCATTGTGCAATATTCCAAATTTTCCGAAAAATACAAAAAGACCCCTCTCCCGGTCTAATCTGTGTTATACTTGACCGTAAGAAAGGGGCATTGTAAAATGGCAAAACTCGTAAAATGTAAACACTGTGGCGCAAGGATAGCAGCGACCGCTAAAACCTGTCCGCAGTGCGGCGGAGAAAATACACCGCCAAAGCCAGTTTATAAACGGCTTTGGTTCAAAATTCTTATCGCCTTAATTGTTATATCTTTTATTCAAGACCTAGTAAACCCACGAGATAAAACGAATGTTGCAGCTAGTTCTGAAAGTGAAAAGCCAATATCTTCTGTCGCATCATCCGTAAGGAAAGAATCAGAAAGCATATCTTCCGTTTCTTCTGAACCAGTTCAAGAGGACAATTCTTTTATGCTGGTTGACGGAGCTCTTGGGAAATATGGTGAAGAGGTTACTATTCCAAGCCAGACCTATGGACAATATACCTATACACGCTATTTGATTCCTGCTGGTGAATACACCGTAGAAAACAAATGCGGGGAAAAGATGGCTACTGTTTTTGTGGTGAATAATGATAATTCGGACGATGTAAAGGCTGTGTTGAGATTTTCTAAGACAGGTGAAAAGCAAAGAGTAACCGTAGAGGATGGTTACAATATTCAGCTATCACTAGAAACACAAGTATTGTTTACTCCTGTTGAATAAGAGGTGAAATCATAAAATGTACGCCTTGTTTGGAATGATTGCTTTAGTCGCAACGCCTGTCTTTGGTGCATTGTGCCTTTATAACAAAGCAACGCACAAGAAAGATAATCGAATGCTGATTGCTTTTTTTGCATCGTTTGCGGTTCTTGTTATATGTTTGGCCGTAACGCCAGAGCCGTCACACGATGGATCAGCAAGTTCTAGTGTTGTACCTTCTTCTGCTGTTGAATCTGTGGCAGAAGAGCCTGACAGCGGCTCTGACGGCAAAACAGTAGAAAGTGCATCGGATAGCGATTCTGCATCTCAAGAAGCTGCATCCGAAACCGAACACCCCGCAAGTTCTGAACCTGCAAGCAGTGAACAACAGGTAGCATCTAGTGCTTCTTCGCATAACCCGGATGATGATATTCCTATTCTCGATTTGGATGATTATGCAAAGCAAGCTGCGGACAATGCTGTAAAAGCAAAAGACAAATATGCAGGAAAGCAATATAAGGTAACGTATCAGGTTAACAGTGTTTCTGATATGATGGTCAAAACGGACAATCCCTATACCGTTATGTTCAGCGTTAATTTTGTTACATCGCATAGCATCGGGTATACAGTTTATATGGCTGGATTCGCAGAAAACGAAAGAGATAAAATTTCTAGGCTTTCTCCCGGTCAAACCGTTACATTCGTCGGTGATTTTGACGGAAACAAATTCACCGATTGCCGATTCATAGTTCCGTAAACAAAAAAGCCAGCGGCTAGATGTTTTCTAACTGCTGGCTATGTTTTTTCAAAATTATCTTGCAATAATCACACTTGTGTGATATAATGGCGTCAAGAAAGAGAAGGAGTGCTAAAAATGAACGCCATTCTTGCTTTGAAAGACATTTTGAAGAAAAATCCATACCTGACAGTGAAAAAGTTGAATGAACGACTTGGCTATACAAGCCCTAATGCTGTTTCGCAGCGTCTGGGAAGAAAAAATATCTCGCTTGAAAATCTCATTGAATTTTCTGATGCACTAAATTATGACGTGGTTCTTGTGCCGAAAGACTCTCGTGAATATGCTCTGAACGAATATGTCTTAACAAGCAACAAATCGGAAAGCGGTGATTCTGAATGATTTACGGTTATGCTCGTGTCAGTTCCGCTGGTCAGGCGATTGACGGCAACAGCCTTGAAGCCCAGTCGGAACTTCTGAAAGCCAACGGCGCACAGAAAATCTTCTCGGACGTTTACACCGGCACGAAGCTGCATCGTCCCGAACTGGATAAGTTGATGGCTGAAATCCAGCCGGGAGATACGCTGATCGTGGCAAAACTTGACCGTATTGCTCGTTCTGCTAAGAATGGCCTTGAACTGATAGACCAGTTCATTGACAAGGGCGTTTCGGTAAACATCCTGAACATGGGGGTTATGAACAACTCCCCTACTGGCAAGGTCATCCGCACGGTTATGCTTGCCTTTGCGGAGTTTGAACGTGACATGATTGTTGAGCGCACTAAAGAGGGCAAGAAGATTGCCAGCCAGCGTCCCGATTACAAGGAAGGCCGCAAGCCCACCGAGTATGACCGCAACCTCTTTGACGTTCTGCATGAGCAGGTGGAGAAGCGCATTCTCACGGTCACAGATGCCGCAAAGCAGCTTGGCGTGACCCGCCAGACATGGTACCGGATTGCTGAACAGAGAAAGGCTGGATAATATGCAGGGAGAAGAACTGATTGTTAAGAATGGCAGCATTACACTGCGGTCTATGCTTGACTTTGGAGGATTCCTTGAAATCAAGCGTTTTTTGGAAGCCTGCCATTCGGAAAACTGCACCGTTACCTTTGCAAACGAAGGAATTGTCATTTTTCCAGATGAATACGATGCTACTAAAGACGCTTTCGTTTTTATTTACGGTACGCTGGCAGAAAGACATGATGTTATCGAAAAGTATCTTCGCTACAAGTTGATGCTTGGGGATGAAGAGCCAAAGCCTACTTTACATAGTCAGAGAAAGGAATAAAGCATGAAAACCGTAAAATTGTCAGAACAGAGTTTGAAGCTCATTGAAACGTTGTGTGATTACACCGATAAGCCTGATGTTCTCAGCGCCGTTGCTGATGCCTTGTATTATGATGCAGACGAATTGAAGCGTAGGCTCAATCAGCTTGCGGAAGAAGTTAAATAAGAATATTGCAGCAAGATTTATCTGAAGGAGAACATTCGCATAATGTGATGCTCGTGACGAGAGCAAGGTTATTGATTTTCATTAGGAGCAGCTTATGGAGCAATATGTCAAGATTGAAGAATTGGTTGATTTTCTTAAAATATGCTTTAAGTTCAAGTGGGGCGATGAAAATGAAGATGAAATAATGGCTCGCATAATGACTGCCCTTTATGGATTCAAAAAGTTCACAAAAGAACAAATCATTCGGACTGCGTGGGAAGAAGCAAAGTATACAAAACCGACTAAAGCCGTAAATGTTCGTGGATTTGTTAGGCACTATAAAAGCGGAAAGGTTGTCTATATAAAACCTTTTACAAGATATTCAAATTGCCTTGATCTAATAAAAAATAAAACTTATATCTTTCTGTGAAAGCCCAAGAAGCCAATCAGCGGACACACCAAATAACACCGCTGCACGATAAAGCACTTCAATAGATGCTGCTTGCGTTTTCGCTAAATATCCAGTCAATGACGAACCAGAACACTCCAACATTTCTGCACATTCGTTGTGTGTTTTCTTTTCATCATGTTTCAAATCATCGATTAAATCACCCATGTTTCCAGCAAAAGATACAACAGCAGGGGTATTGATTTCTGGTTTCTTCATTTTTGGTTTTCTCATTTACGCCCTTCCTTTATTCGATATATCGAATTGATAGAACTGTTTATTCGATATTATTTTTTATATCCATCTAGACGAAAAATCAGCCAATCATGTGGTACAATCAGTATGTCGAACGGCTACAATGTTGTTTCGATATATCGATTATACATTCTTTGTGATTCTCTGTCAATACGAACAGAGGGAAAGGAAAACACATGGTAACGAACACTCGCCCCAATCGTGATATTCGGAGAGCCGCCGCCTTCTCTGGCGTTTGCCTTTGGCAGATTGCGGATTCTTTGGGAATCACCGATGCAAATTTTAGCCGAAAGCTCCGCCGGGAGCTTCCCGCCGATGAGAAAGAAAAAATCATGCAAATTATTAAAAACATCAGTGGAGAGGATGGCAAAGAATGAGCAACACCATTATATTGCCCACCATGCTGCCAGTTAAGGAAGCAGCCGCCCGCTTTGGGCTGTCCCCCTATTTCCTGCGCAATCTTTGCCACACCGGGCAAGTCCGATACATTGCCGTTAGCCGTAATAAATGGCTTGTCAACGCTGAATCGGTTGCCGAGTTTTGCAAAGGCATCCCGGCGGAATCCAACCAGCCCGATACTGTGCAGGGCGTTCGCCGTGTCACCCTCTAATAGAAAGGAAGCTTAACATGATTCACCTCTATGGCAAGTTCTATCTCACCGCCGACAGTAACAGTTATACTGTTGGCATCCCGTCCGCAGTCAGTGACCGCCGCAGAGCAAGCGGGAGAACTGCCCCCCGTCATGCGTGAGGCGAGATATTATACCACGCTTGAAAACGCAGTGCAGGGCGCAGCGAATAGCGCACTCCGGGATTGCATTGCATCCGATGAAGTCCAGAGCTTGCACGATGCTGTTGAAGCACTCCGCACCATTAGCAATGAAATCCGTGCCGCTGTGTCTGTGCTGGACACCAACGCCGCCGGGAAGTGAGGTTGATACTTTTGCCCCGTACATACTTTCCGTTTTACTTCACATTCTACGAATCAGCCCAAACGATGAAGCCCAAAATGCGAGCCGCTTTCTATGAAGCCATCATAGAATACGGAGTTACAGGCAACAAGCCAACACTTCCAAGCAGCATTGCGGGTTACTGGCCGATGATTAAGAAAGCGTTAGACACGTCTAAGCAGCGATATGACGCAGGCGAAAAAGGCGGTGAAGCGTCAAAAGAAAGCCGTTTTGGTTCAAACAATAATAAGAAGAAAGAAAAGAATAATGAGAATAACAAGGAGAGTAAGAACGATAAAGAGAATAATACTGCTGACGCAGCGAGTGAGGGCGCAACCCAACAGAATGAGCAAGATATTTTTGCAAAGTTTGCAGGCGAAGATTCAGCCCTCTTGCAAGCCCTTAGCGATTACGACACCATGCGGCAGGAGAAGCGCAAAGGGCTAACCGACACAATGCGGCGCAGCCTGTGCGAACAGCTTAACAGTGAATTCCAGCCCTGCGAATGGCTTGCAATCGTCAAACAAGCTACTATGCAAGGGTGGTTGAGGTTCTATCCATTGGACGAGCCAAAACCCCAGCAGAGCCAGCAAAGACAACCGACAGCCGAAGAAGAATATACCCGCTTGTTTAATGAAGTCTGTGGAGGTGGTACACCGTGACACAAAAGGCGCTGATTGAATGCCTGTCTACTATTGACCGTCATTTTGGAAAGCAGCCAAGCCCAGAAGCCCGCCGGGCTGAAATTCAAGTGTACATTTCTGTATTGGGCAGCGTCCCGGACGAGATTGCATTAAAAGCCTTGCCCGCTGCCTTTGCGGTCTGTCGCTTTCAAAATCAATTCATTGTGGATTGGAGCAACGCTATCAAAGAGCTGCAAGCCGCTGCCCTGCCCTCTGCTTCTGAATCGTGGGCGCAAGCCCGGCGGATTGCAAAGAGGATTCAAGATAATGCCTATCATGCCCAGTATGGCGGCATTGTAACCCACGAGGGCAAAATCACACCGTACCAGTTAAGTGAAGAAAATCGACGGTTGTTTGGAGAGCTGCCCCCAGCTATCCAAGCGTGGGCGGGTTCACCGGCTGATCTGGCAGACCTCTTTGATCATTCACAGTCGGATTTGCTACGATTCGTTAAGCCCAGCTTTGACCGTGCTGTGAAGGAAGCCAGCATAAACCAGGCATTTAGAAAAGAACAGGGGGTGTTGCCCGGTGACGTTGCGAGAACTGCGCTTGCAGCACATCAAGCAGTATAACCACCCGCCCGGCGGCAGTCCCTGCCCCACCTGCAGGCGGTACGAAGTCACCGGTAATCTGTGGTGGTGGGAGTGGATTCTGCCAGAGATACAGGAAGAATACAGCCGGGCTTTGAGTGCATCGACAGGAGAGCGAAGGAATGAATAGCGCAAACAAAAAGAAGCTGCCCCATGTGTTACCAGCACACAGGACAGCCGAGAGCGGGATAATATGGCTAGTATCATTCCCGCCCTCTATTATATCACATCATCGTTTAGAATGGAGGGATTTCTTTGAAAATCTATGACATTGTGCCGCAAGGCGAAGAAAACGCAATCCCTGCCGCAGAGGTCTGCCGTATTTTGGGAGTAACGCCCAGAGAGCGCCGAGCCATTGCCGCAAGGGAATTAAACGAAGGGCTGTTAGTCCTTTACACCACCGAAAAGCCCGGCGGATACTTCAAACCAAGTCCGGGAGAGAAGGGCAGACAGGAGATTCAACGATTCAGAGCAAGAGAACTTGCCCGGTTGCGCTCTTTTGGCAAAAAAGTCAAGGTTGCTGACGATATTTTGAAGCAGTGCGCCGGGCAGACCCAGCTTGACCCGCCGTGCGCCCTTAAAGAAGTTTGACCCACCCTATACACACATATTAAAAGGAGTTTTTACATTATGGTCATTAACCACGTTGACAATTCGGCACTTTACCTTTGCACCATCAACCGAGAGCATAACAAGCCGCTGACCGACAAGATGCACGAGTGCTTCTATCT